CACATAAAATGGATAATGAAAATTTAGAAGGAACTGAAATGAGATGGGTAGATGACATCGCTGATGAAATCCCAGATCCCCCTAAAGAAGATATATACAAAGAGAAGAAAGTGCCTCCCCCTACGGAGAAAAAAAAGCCGAAGCCGACCTCCGGCAAAACGGCATATTGGTAATAAATTAAATAGTTATGGCAAAAAAGAAAGTTACATATAAGTTTAAAACAAAACGAAAAGACGGCAAAACATTAATGGCATGTAGGAATAGTATTGAAGATACTAATTATATACTATGGCCATTCCTCGAAAAACATCCTAGATGTGACTCTTGGTCAGAGGTAGGACCAGAGGTCGCTGCAGTACTATGTTGGAAGTGTGTTTGCAAAACAGTAGGCCCGCCAGAACTCAAAAGTGGATATGTATCTAAGGGCCGGCCACGTGGTTGGCAGTTTATGAAAGAATTTATCGATCCTCAAGGCAATGTATTTCATAAAGGAAAGGAACAGGCTGAGTTAAAAGGGACATTAGAGCCAACTAAAATAGACCGGACTCCTAAAAAGAAATTATCTAAACAAGAAAAGTCTATCCTTAAGGACTCTATAATACAGCAAATGGCATTGGTAAGAGGTCAGGTAAAGAAGGCTAAATACAAAAAAGACCTAAGGTCAGGAACCTCTCAACTAAAAAAATTGGGACGTCAGTTAAAAAAGATTCAATAATCTTTTGAATTATGAAATATTTTTATTATATTAATATAAATTAGAAGATGAGTATATACGAAGAACAAAAACCAAAAGAGCCGTTAGTAATAGAACCGCCTCAAGCTTCCTTATATGAAGCATTGAATAATCAATTAGGGACTCTACTAGATTACGAAGATTCGGTCATCTTTATCAACGATGAAATAAATGATCATACATTAACTGACTTTATTATTCGGATGCGGAGTTTACTACAACACCGGACAGATAAAAATGCTCCTATCAATTTAATGATCAACTCGCCCGGCGGTGACATATATGAAATGTTTGGCATTATTGATTATATAGAATCATTAGATGTCAAAGTAAATACAATTTGTAGAGGAAGAGCATTTTCAGCAGCCGCTATCATATTGACAATGGGCACTGGAAAACGTATGATGAGCAAAAGATCGACAGTAATGTTCCATCAATCGTCTAGTTTCTTAGGTGGCAAGATGAGTGACATAACAGCATACTTAGATAATGTAAAGAGTTTAGAAAAGATTATTTATGGTATGTTGGAATCTAAAACAAAACAAGATGCAGAGTGGTGGAAGAACAAAATGCGAAGTGATATGTTTTTTACAGCTGATGAGTTATTAGAGATCGGTGTAATTGACCAAGTAATATAAATATAAAATATGAAATTAACAGCAGAACAAATAGTAGAAAATTGGAACGACTTACTAAAAGTAATCGATGATAATTTTAAAGGCGAACGAAGAGATAACTTAAAGGCAATGTATTTGGACCTAGAAGATAGGATGTCAATGCAACCTGCATCTAGTTTCGATCATTATCATAATGCATTTGAAGGTGGGTATGTAGACCATGTCTTAAGAGTAATTAAATGTGCAAAACAAGTATATCCATTATGGAAATCAATGGGGTCTGAGTGCGAAGGGTATACAGAAGAAGAATTAATCTTCGTTGCATTAAACCATGATATAGGTAAAATGGGATTTCCGGGAGAAGGTAATGAAATATACATTCCTAATGATTCTGAGTGGCACAGGAAGAATCAAGGAAAGATGTATAAGATTAATCCTAACAATGCTTTTAGCCTCGTAAATGACCTATCTATATATTTGTTGCAACATTATAACATCAGCATCACTTGGAACGAAATGCTGGCTATAAAATTGACGGATGGGCTATATGATGAAAGCAATAAGCCATACTTTATGTCAAGAACAGCAGATTCTAAATTGAAAACTAATTTGGGGTATGTAATGCATCAAGCAGATAGTATGGCAGCCAGAATTGAATTTGAGATGTGGTATAAAAATAAACCAAATCAATCAGCACCAATTAAAAAACAATACCCTAAGAAAGAATTGACTGATAGCAAAACATCGGTTAACGCACAAGAAATGTTTAAAGACTTATTTGGAGATAAATAATGGTGACAACAATAGTAATATTATCAATAGTATTAGCAATATCTTTATTTGTTAATCTTAATCAACTACGTAAACAAGAATCTAATTCCGAGTATATATCAGAGTTAGAAAATTCTAATGTAGAATATTATACATTCTTCACAGGCCTTAAGGCCCGCGTCGGAGAATCTAATTCAAAACTAAAGCAACTAGATCGCCTAGGCTCATTTGAAGCCGATGACGAAACTGGGTTTATTTTTGAAGAGATGAAAGATATTTTTGATAGTTTGAATAAAGGATTTTAATGGAAGAAAATGAAGAGAACAAAGCAAAGGAAGAATTTCCAGATTCTTTATCACTAAAAGAAAGTCCGGTAGATAGTTTTTACATATGGTATAATGCAGAGATGAAGGACTTAGAAGAAAATGGTCCTAAGAAGCGAAGAGGTCGCAAGCCAAGTAAAAAACAATATTTTACATATATTACAGATCAGGCTATTATAGCATATAACTTCGAACCGGAATGGAGTAAACGAAATAAAGTATTTCGTGAACATATAAATTATCCATTTAATAAATTAGTTGAAAATATATATCATACATTTCGATTTAGTTATTTCGACGTCCCATATGAAGATGTTAAGGCAGAGGTAGTTGCTTTTTTAACTGAGAAGATTGGCAAGTTTCAAGAAGGTAAGGGTAAAGCATTTTCTTATTTTTCTATAGTAGCTAAGAATTACCTTATTATTCAAAATAATTCAAACTACGCAAAATTAAAGAAGCGATCAGACTTATCGGCAGTCGATAAAGGCCGGAATATACAAGGAGAATTAGCTTTAACTGATCATCAAGAATCATTACGAGATTTTACCGACCAATGGTGTAAATGGTATGATGACAATCTTAATGTAGTGTTTACAAATAAACGAGATATCATAGTTGCCGATACAATACTAGAATTATTTCGTATGAGAGCAAATATTGAAAATTTCAATAAAAAAGCTCTTTACATTCTTATAAGAGAAAGGACCGGACTGAAAACTCAGAATATAACTAAGGTAATTAATATTATGAAAAGAGATTACGCAAAAATGTATTCAGTATATTCCAAATCCGGTCATGTCGTAAGTGCATATTCACTTCCGGATCTAAAGCAGTAGTCCTTTATATTTATATAAAAGGTGAAGTATGAGCACAGAATTCGAGTTATTCAAAGGCACTAATTTTTCAGATTTAATGCGTGATATTTATCACAATTCAAAAAAGAAAGCACGTCAAATTGATCAGCTAATCAAAAGTTTAGAGCCGATGATAAAAAATACCGGCGATGCAACAGTTGTTGTTCCGATGATAAAAGACTATCTTGAAGTATCTGTCAAAAACGATGATGCATTAATTAAATTAGCGGCAGTCGTACAACGCATCATATCAGCTAACAGTAAAGATGACGATTCTAATGAATTTGGCCTTACCGATGAAGAAAGGTCTAAATTGTTGGAAGAGGCAGAGGCTGAGATCGAAAAGTTAACTCCACAAGTAAAGGACACGGGAACCGAGAATGACAAAGACAGAAGTAGGACAGGTATTACGGACATGGCTTCCGACCCAATACCGAAAGACTAAAGATCTCTTAGGAAATACATTACCTCCCGGGACAATTCGTGTGAGATTTTTAGGATCGGAAGCATATGCATATCCGGCAGATCCAAATCGAATGCCTATTCCATTATATGGTGAACAGGTCTTATGTGTTAGTATGCCGGCTGGCGCCTCAGAATCGAGTGGTGTAAATAATTGGTACTATGTATCTGTAGTTAACGCACATGGCAATGTCAACAATGCAATAATGCCGTTCGTGCAGGATAAAGATATATTAGGAGGTGGAGGCTATGGCGCAGACCCTATCGTAAAAACTGGAAAAGGACAAGTCCCTTCACAGTTAAGTTTTAAAGAACAAGATATTGTATATATACAGCCATTCCAGGGAGATATAAATTTTCCAGATAGGTATGGTAGTATCTTAAGATTTTCATCAACACATATGAAACAAGACTTGTTGATGTATAAGCAAAAGCCATTTTGGTCCGGAATGAAGAAAGGCGATCCTATTGTAGCATTAACATGCGGAGTTAAGGAAGCTCGGGATGGCGGAAGTGCAAATAAATATTATGCAATAGAAGATCCGGACAAGGACGATGCATTTATATATCTAACATCTTCTCAGAAGTTTAATGGATTTAAACTAGCTCAAAAGAAGCTTGGAGACAAGGTAAAGAAGTTAAATATATACGACAGGCCACAGGTAATAATAGGATCTGATAGATTAGTATTTAATGCACGTAAAGATGAAATATTACTAATAGCTAAAAAAGATGTTAAAATTGTTACAAAGGGTTGGCATAGTGACATGGATGAATTCTTTGATACAATGTTAGATTTCATGGAAGAAGTTATTAAACAAAATAAAGAACTAGAAAAACTATATAAAGAATTAGGATCGGTTGCTCAAGCAAATGCATCATCAACTCATCCAACAGGAGTAGGACCATCCGGCCCGCCATTAAATGCCGTGGCATTTATAAAATCTAAAACTAAAGCAACAGCAGGTGCTGGTAAAACAAAAGGTATAGGTACTAAGATTACTAAACTTAAAGATGTAATTAAAAAAATGAAAGGACATTAATGGCAGCAATTTGGCCAGCATTTCAATCACAACTCGTAAGTTATTTATTAAGTAATAAAGCAAAATCCGAAGCAGAGACTTCGCAAAAGATTGGAAAATTATATCATCAGGCAGTAAAAACAGCTATGCCAACATTAGTTCCGGGCGCAATGCCACAAGGTGGTAGTGCTAAAATTATTGAGAACGGATTTAATGCATCATTTAAATTAGGTAAGTCGTTAGAAAAGGGATTCGCGAACCCGGCTATATGGACGCCGGCAGGAGCTGCTATATCATTATATTGGACCGGCATGACCTTTACTCCTGTGCCGCCGCCAACGTGGGTATCCGGAGTGAACGTTGTACTAGTCCCAGGAGTGCCTCCTACACCACAGATATACTCAGCAATGCAAGCAAAATCACCAACTGGTGTGGCATCTGGGCTTGTGAGTGCGTTTACTACACATTTATTGTCAGTTAGTGGAGTGTTCACCGGACCAAATGCAGCTTCAGCCGGAGCTCCTGTTCCTTTCCCATGGGTTGCTGTAGCCTAGGATTAAACCTAGCCTGTTTACCACTTTTAACATATTTATTAAAAAGGGAATTTACTATGAAATCAGATGGGTTCATAAAGTTATTACGTAAGGTAATCAGAGAAGAGGTACAAGCTGCTATTAAAGCAGAACTAAGGCCTTTATTGAATGAGACAAAGATTAATATGCATGCTACTAATCCGGTGGTTGCTTCAAAGCCGACAAGGCCTGCAGTAAAAAAGCAATTTACAAAAAATGGATTATTAAATGATTTATTGAATGAAACTGCAAACGCTCCGGCAACTCAAGAAATGCTAGATTATAGCACAACAAATTTTAGTTCGGCGATGGGAGAGGCAATAGGTTCACCACAACACGTGAGTAGACCATTAATGCCGTTAGTGACTAATGATATTAACGGAGTGCCTGTAAATATGCAAAATGAAAATGTTGCCAAGACGGTTGATTTAATGACAAAAGATTATTCTGCACTAATGAAAGCAATTGATAAAAAGAAAAATAGATAATGGCAAGGTCGATATACCAATATAAGCCGACTGATGATAGTGAGCAAGCAATAGGAATCTTATTGCCCTTAAATAAGAGTGCTAAGGGAAAGTCGCCATCTTCTAATTACGGTGCCAGCCCTGAATCTGGCAAGGGTGTATTTGAATCATCGTATACGACACAGGGCGCTGTTATATCGAATTTAAAAAATCTACTGCTAACAGCAAAAGGCGAAAGGTATATGCAGCCCGACTTTGGGACAAATATAAGAACGGTACTCTTCGAAAATAATACGGAGGATATACGTGATATACTAGAAGATACTATACAATCTGATATCGAGCAATGGCTGCCGTATGTGATATTAACTGATATTGGAATAAACACGTCGGCCGATATGCATTCATTGAATGTTCGGTTAAATTTCCAGATAACTTCTATAGGCGCAAATGTTGTAATTAATATTTTAGCTAGCGAAAATGCATTTCAAGTAACAGATATATCACAAGACACGGAATTACAACAAGTGGGCTCATCCGGAGCTAGTACAGCATTTAATACTGGGCTAGGGGGCTCATACTAAAGAATTAAAGATGAAGGTTAACTTATGGCAGACTTAGTTAAAAAAGATGTGAAATACTTGAATAAGGATTTTGCTCAGTTTAGACAGAATTTAATAAACTTTGCAAAGAATTATTTTCCGGACACGTATCAAGATTTTAACGAATCTTCACCCGGGATGATGTTCATGGAAATGTCATCATATGTAGGCGATGTATTATCATATTATACTGACGCGTCCTTTAAAGAATCGTTATTATCGACTGCTGAAGAGTCGTCTAATATACTAATGTTATCGCAGTTATTTGGCCATAAGCCAAGATTAAATTCGCCAGCAACATGCAATTTAG